ACTTTAAATGGCTTAAGAGCAGCCATAGTTACTTTTGTACAAGAAAATGATTGTGGACACGTTTCAATTCTTTAACGAGCTTGACGTGTTGGAGATGCGACTCAAAAATCTCGATCAGTATGTCGACATTTTTGTGCTCGCCGAGTCTGTAGAGACCCATGCTGGAAACCCCAAGCCTCTGTACTACGACCAGAACAAGGATAGATTTGCGCCATGGGCCCATAAGATTCGACACGTCGTCTGTCCTCCATGTGGAGGGAACGGACAACAACATGTTGTTGGACTATGGGACCGGGAAAAGCACCAGCGGAACTGTGTTCTTCTGGGTCTCGATGGCGTTCCGAACGACGCAATGGTTATGATTAGCGACGTGGATGAAATTCCCGACATGACCAGGGTGGTTCAATTGGATCCGACCAAGACGCACAGCATTCACATGTGGATGTTTGAGTTTTCGTTCGATTACATGTTTACTGGTGAGCCATGGTTTGGGACGGTCGTTACAAACGCCAAGGCTTTCCGTCACCTAGGGCCCAACTTTTTCCGGGACAACCGATGGAAATTTCCACCATTGACGTACGCCGGGTGGCATTGTAGCTCATTCGGGGATGCCGATCACGTATGGAATAAACTCCGGAATTATGCACATGCAGCCGACGAAAAACATAAGGGTCAGACGATTGAACAGATTCGAGAGTACGTCTCGAACGGTATTCACGCGGACGGTAGTATGAAACTCGTTCCAAGGCCTAAAGATGTACCGTTGCCTCCTAAAGGACACGGACACATTTAATTAAATGTTGTCTGCCGTAACTCTTCTCGACCACATGGGAGACGATCAGGCGATCGTTGACGCTGCACGCATCTCAGTTACAGGAGCTTCGAAAAAGTCAGAGACCCGGGCTTTGATCAGGTATCTGATGCGTCACAAACACACGAGTCCGTTTGAGATGGTCGAGTTTAAGTTTCATGTTCGGGTTCCCATTTTTGTCGCACGCCAATGGCTTCGTCATCGTACGGCATCCGTCAATGAAATTTCAGGACGGTATTCGGTTTTACCCAGTGAATTTTATGTTCCGGAAGAGTATCATGCTCAGTCTTCTACCAACCACCAAGGTTCCGGTGCTGCTCTTGGCATTGGTGGTGTTGAACAGACGGCGTCGTGCAAACAGGCGTTCGACATATACGAAAGTCTGATTGAACAAGGGGTGTCACGCGAAGAGGCGCGCATCCATCTCCCGCTCGGAACAATGACTGAATTCATCTGGAAGCAGAACCTGCACAACCTGCTTCATTTTTTGCGTCTACGTATGGACTCTCACGCGCAGCCTGAGATTCAAGAGCCTGCGCGTCAAATTTGGAAGTTGATCGAGCCCATCGTGCCTCTGACATGTGAGGCGTTCAAGGATTTTGTACTGGATGCTGTGACTCTGTCAGGGCCCGAAGTGCGCGGCGAAGTGACGGGAAAGGGGGAAGTTCGTGAGTACGAGGAAAAGATGCAACTGTTGGGCAAGTATGGTTTTTCAAAACATGAGACCCAGTGAAGGGTCTTGTGTATAGTTTGAAACCGTCTCACTCAGAGCCCGAAACAACTCTGGTGTACGGTTCGTGTCGTAGCCGAGCGACGTACGAATGCCGAGTTCAGACGCAGCGAGCACAGCATCCTGATTCGCCCCGAGATAGACAAACTTCCACGGCTTGAGGTTGACAAGATCACTAACATGGGCTGACGTGTACGTCAGCGACGAATTCTCCTCGCCGTCCGTGAGGATAATCACCATCGCGTCATCGGACAGTTTCATCTTGAGAACCTGTCCCATGGCGTCAAGCAGGGCCGTACCTCCCCGCGGTACGAATGTGTCCTCTGTCAACACGGGGACGTCCTCGATCGGCACCTTTTCATAAACCGTCTCAAACTGGTCATCAAACAGGCACAGCGTCATCGTACCGCCAAACTGCTTCTGAGCCTCAATGAACGTATTGAACCCGTCAATGGTATCCTGGCAGCAAGACTCCATAGAACCGGAGCGGTCGAGCAGAAACACACGATCCATCTTGAGAACTGAGAGCACTGTTTTTTTATGTTATGGATTGGTCACATTCTCGTGACACGTCTGTACTTTGGAACATGGACGTGGTGGTCTATCGCTCCAGACTTACCGATGGCGACGTTTCTGACACCCGGAAATGTGCCTTGGTCCGTCAAAAAGAACTGGATGATGTACGATTTGTTCTACAAGGTGCCTCATACGTTCTGGATTTTGATTCTCGTCCCCAAAAAACATCGAAAGGTGTACGCGTTTCACATTCTGTGTGACATTTTGAGCCACACTGGAAAATGGTCGATCGAGCCGTTGTATCCATTAGACTTGACCATTCATGGTATATGGGATCCGGTTGAGTGGTCTTAATCCCCAAGTCGCGGAGCGACTTGTCTGTTCCCGGCGATCAAGTTCAAAGGGCACTGCGCGCCCTTGTCCCGTGACCTTAAAAATAAAATGTCACTTTTCTCCAGGAGCGCTCGAGCTTCCTGATGACCACACACTACGTGCTTGATTTGAACGTAGCCCGAGCAGCGTATAAAACCTGGAACTCCCTGTTCCCCAAGGTGACCCCGTACTATGCCGTCAAGTGCAACCCCGACCCGCTCATCATTCGAACCTTGGCAGAGCTTGGATGCGGATTCGACTGTGCAAGCCCGCGAGAGGTTGATGCTGTCCTCGCAGCAGGGTCGACACAAATCATCTACGCCAACCCCTGCAAACGACCAGACGACATACAGTACGTTGCACGAAAGGAGATTACGAGGACGACGTTTGACTCGCTTTGCGAAATTGAAAAAATGGCTCAGAACGCTCCGGATATGGAACTTGTTCTCCGGATCCGTGCCGATGACCCAACAGCAGTATGTACCCTTGGAAATAAATACGGAGCTGGAGAATCCGACTGGTACACTCTCATTGAACGTGCCCGAGAGTTGGGACTCGCAATCATTGGTGTAAGTTTCCACGTTGGCTCAGGGGCGCGTTCGACTCGGGCCTACGCAGACGCCATTTATACAGCGGCACGCGCCATGGATGTTCTCAAAGAGTATGGGTTTGCACCCAGTTTGGTGGATATCGGTGGTGGATTTTCATCCTCCATGGACATCGAAGAGGCGGCTGAATACATCAACGATGCACTGAAAGAAACCGGACTGGTTCAGTGTGAGGTTATCTCTGAACCAGGTCGGTTTTTTGCAGAACATATCGCGACGCTGTACACACCAGTCATCGGTGTGAAGGATGGTGCTGTAACCATCGACGAGTCTTTGTACGGGGCATTTAATTGCATTCTGATGGATCACGCCGAGCCAGAGCCCGAAGTGGATGAATCCGTCGAACTCGAAACCGTCACGCTGTTTGGAAGCACGTGCGACGGCGCAGACGTCATTGCTCGAAGCATCGATCTGCCATGCGGGCTCAAGGTGGGTGACATGCTGACGTGGAAACGCATGGGGGCGTACACGATGGCGGCGACGACAAATTTCAATGGTATTCCGTTCAATCAAAGAGAGATGATTTATGTGAATGTTTAAAGTCCTTTCCGCCGAAGGTGGAAAGTCCGCCGAGAGTTCACCAAACAAGTCCTTCGGACTTGGGTTTAGATCTGAATGTACATGGCACGTAAAAGTCCTGGGTCTTCGTTGGGGATGAGATCTGGACAATCACCTACGAGATTGACCGTCGACGCGTCCTGAATACCGGCAATTTTACGCTCAAACGACAAAATGTTGTCCCCTGTCGCGCGAGCAAATTGCTCAGTGGTTGCGAGATCCTTCAGAGCCATGAGATATCCCATGGCGTAATTGGCATGAAGTGATTTGACGACGGGTGAGTCATCCTGAAGACTTGCAACGGCGTAACGTGCCGTCTGGCGATAAAGAATGCGAATTTGTTTGTCGATTGGGGTGTCAGTACGAAGCACTACAAAAACGAGGACGAGGACTAATAATAAAATAAGAACTGCCTCCATTACACTTTACTCAGAAGAAACTTCTGGCTCGCCGTCATCTGCAAAGTCGATGATGAACGCATTGACCGAATCCGACCCCCTTCCAACTGGAGGACTCTCTTCCCACCCCACAAAACTCACCATCAGTTGGTTCCTCTGGCCGTCCGACCATCCATCCTCCTCCTCGATCAAATCCCACAGGATACACCTCTCTGGATCATGCATCGCTTGAATCGTTCCATCCCGGCACACAATGTACGTCTCGTTCCGTACTGGAAACTCTTCGTACTTTGCACCATAGTGGGAAGAATTCACGCGAACCATGGGCTCAGCCTTGAAGACGAGACCTGGACGCTTGAGAGTCGTCATTTTGAGTTTTTCTTGTCCTTTGGTTTCTTGTGCTGCTCAATACACTTTTCTTTGGCCCAACGGAGCTCCGTTGCCCGTACCGTCTTTTGTGAGTACACTGAAAACTCGCTCTTCTTGCGAGACGAGTTTCGCTTACGTTCACGAGCAGACTCTTCCATTTTACTGTGATACGAATCCATGCTTTAGATCTGGATACTTGGAACCGTCCTGGAGACCGAGATAGTATCCAGGCTGCTGAATACCGAAGAATCTATACGCGAACATACCGATGAGAATCCAAGCGAGGAGGAATACACCCCACGCTTGGGCTCCTTTGAGTTTAAGGGCGTACCCTACGAGTCCTGACCCTGCAAAGGCGAGAAGCCAATCCCACGGAGTCAAGTCGAGTACTTTCATTGATTTATGTCAAGTTTTTTTACATCATCTTGTCCTTGTTGTAGAACGAGACAGCCTGCAGACGCTGCAGGATCATGAGCACGATGACGGACAGCAGCGTCGTGAAGATGGCGCTCATCAGGTAGTAGCTGCCGCCGTTCTTGCTGACGTTCACCAGCTGGGAGATGGTCCAGCGGATCACATCCATCCACGCGATGGCGGTCGCGAAGAAGAAACCTGCTGAGACGGAGGGGGCAAAGGTGCCTGCTGCTGTGGATACAATGCCGGACATTTTACTTTATGTTGAGAAAAAAGATCTACTGGGTCGTAGTGGAGTCAAAAAAGTAATACCCTGGACCCAGGTCGACATATGGGATAGGATCCTCCTCATCGTCATCATCCTCATATTCCTCCTTCTGGAGGATCACCGAGTACTTTACCCTGGGGACAAGCTCATCGTCTGATCCTTCGTCAGTGTCATCAAAAAGTTCATACATACTCTTTCATTGCTTTATTCACTGCTTTCTTCAACGCGCGTTCTGCTGGGCTCTCTGGTTCCCACGCGTCCCATGTATCGGCACACTCGTTCATCTTGATGGCATGTTCGTTGTCTGTGCCTTCGTACCGGACCCACACCGGTTCCTCCTCTTCGTCATCCTCCTCTTCATCCTCTTCGTCCTCGTCTTCATAAACCTCTGGGAACAGGGATCCAATTTGATTGCCTGTGACTGTCCTTGCAGCATACATGAGACCATAGCATACGTCCTGAGCGGTGATACAATCACGGCCAGTCGCCTTGGCGTAGTGTGCTGCGAGAACAACAGAGGACTCGAGTACAGGCAAAAAGATGTCAATCGCAGTTTGCTCCATGAGTTATATATGGTATGTTTTTTTATAAGGATGACAGCAGTTTCGGTGCTTCAGAGCGAGCTCACGACCGTGTCGAACCTGTGGAAACAAGATCTTGAGTCTTTGTAGAGGATGGAGGTTGATGAAATTATCAACAGTTTTGTAGAGACTGGTTCAGTACCAGATCAGATACTTGTCCAACTTCGTGCCATCACCAATTACGTGATTGAACGCGCAGGTTCAAAAGTGAATGAAATTGTTTCAAAACTCGAGGCGAGTCCGCCTACGTATATTCAATATACAACACCTAATCAACTTTTTGATTTATTCACAAATTCTTTAATTGCAGTTGTGTCTCCAGACACCATACCGACTTCTCCAGACACCATACCGACTTCTCCAGACACCATACCGACTTCTCCAGACACCATACCGACTTCTCCAGACACCATACCGACTTCTCCAGACACACCTATCGGTGAAACAGGTATCACAGTCACAGGGTTTTATGGACCATCTTTAACTGCAAATATCCTATCAGTCTACCTGACACAGAATGCACCCATTAAACCTGGAATGACAATTACAGGTCTGACTGGGATTCAACAGCGAGTCATTGTTCAGACGTACACTTCCAATGTATACGGAGATGTCGTGATCAACCCGGGTCCACCTGCCATTTCGTTCCCGTATGTGGCTTTAGTGACAGCGACCATTCAGGGGACTGGTACCATTCCAGTCGCACCAAGTTCTTTACTTCAATTGACGTTTAGGTTTGAGAAGGTGGAAACAAAAACAACGGCACATGGGTTCCGTGGTCCGCTCGTTTCTGGAAACAGATTCAGTGTGTACATCGTCGATGAATTCACTGGTCCGAGACCAGAGAAGGATTGGAAAGTTACGGGGTTCAGTGACATTTCAATGCTTCTTGTAGACGTTTCTGGGAATATCACTGTGACTGAACTGTTCGCAGAGCTCGGTACGGCGAACGTTCTTGCAGACACGGCGGCAACGAAAATAAAGACCCAACAGTATCTTTACAGACTCGATGTCGTCACAGACCAGCAGCAGGCGATTCCATTGCCGAGTTCCAGTGTCCTTTTGACATTCATGAGCCCAACCGCGACAATTGAAAGCAAGTATTATTCAATGTATGACCCTAAAATCTTCGATGCCACCGATATTATAGGTACTCCAGGTGAACTTAGAGACTTGAATTCAAACGTGATGACATCCGAGGGGCGTGAAGTATATACGACAGTCGTTGATCGCGGTTCTGGGACAGGTGCTCTTATAGGACTCTCTGCAGTTGGTGCACAAGATAGATATATGTTTGGCGGTGAGTCACAATGGATACCTCATATTCGACAACACACACCATTTGTTGTTTCCCAGCGTCTTACAATTCCTTTATCAAATATAGGAGGTTACTTGGGAAATTCTGTTCAGGTGAATATATTTCCACGGGAACGTGGTGACCTCATTTCCAATATGTACTTGAAATGTTCACTCCCTGCACTTCCGTCAGGGTACTATTACACTGAACTTGTAGGGCGTGCCATTATAAACAAAGTTGAGTTTATCGTAGACGGAATCGTCTACGAATCAATCACGGATGATTGGTATGTCATACACGATCAGTTGATGCTCGACGCTGATGAAAAACTAGGAATGTATCAATTGATCAGTAATGGCACACCAGAAGGTTCTAATGTAACTGCTACAAATCAAATAGATTTATTCATACCTCTTGAATTCTTTTTCTGTCGTCGGTTCACGCACATGCGTGAGAATAAAAAACCATATTTTCCAATGTGTGCAATTATGAACTCGACAATTTCAGTACGTTTCACTTTTAATAAAGCATCGTGGATTACGAATGCACCGATACCAGTCGAATTGATAAGACCTCAGTTGCTCGTAGAAGAAATTACATTATCTCCAAGGGAACGTATGTATTATCAAAGTCAACCTATGAATTTAAGAATTCCGCGTGTTTGGAAAGAAGCCGTTCAAACTTACTCAGGTGGTATAGCTCGTATGAATCTCACAGCCGACTTCAAAGTTTCTATGATAACATGGTTTATCAGAAATAAGGCGTACGAGAAAGAAAACAGTGCTTATTACTCATCAAGATATTCGTACGGGTATACAACAGATTACATTGTCGCTGCGACTCCAGTGACATTTTTTAACGGAGTTCAGTTAAGGTACATTGATACGATTGATTATGCGACATTGTACTTGAATAACCAAAATGTTCTTTCAAACTTTCCAGGTGGTCTTTATTATACATTCAAACAAGCGATTGATCACAAACTTTCTGTTCCGACAAAGAACTTGTACATGTACTGCTTCAGTGAAAGACCTTTAGAATACAATCATGACGGTGGAAGTATGGAGTTTTCAAAGCTTAGTTCCCAGACAACACATCTTGACATAAAATTTCTTGAACAGTATGCTCCTCAGATTCAAGCAGAGTACTCTCTGAACTTATTTTATTACGGGTACATTAATATACAAATTGCAAACGGAAGAGTTACGCGTATTTGACTATGAAACATTCAGTATTACCAGCGTTTGAAAGACTTCCAAACACAGTTCCGTTAGAATTATAAATTGTTACTGGGGATGAAGTGTAATACCCAGTTACGTAAGAATTCCCTGACCCGTCGACTGAAATACCATACCCTTCATCAACGTCTGTACCACCGACGTGTGTAGCCCATTGAGCAGTTCCGGATGTGTTGTAATTGACTATGTACGTATCATTACTTCCTCCATTCATAAGAGTTCCAAACGTAGTTCCGTCGGAATTGTAAATTGTTACCGGGGACGAATTGTAAAACCCAGTCATGTAAGAATTCCCTGAACCATCAACTGAAATACCACGTCCAATATCAACTCCTGTACCCCCGATGCGTGTTGCCCATTGCACAGTTCCAGAAGTATTGTACTTTACTATGAAAGCGTCATAATAGCCACTATTTACAAGACTTCCAAAAGTAGTTCCATCAGAGTTGTAAATTGTTACTGGGGATGAATTGTAATACCCAGTCACATAAGAATTTCCTGACCCGTCGACTGAAATACCGTTTCCACCTTCATTTATTGTACCTCCGATGTGTGTTGCCCATTGAGCAAATCCAGACATGTTATACTTGACTATGAATGTGTCAGAGCCACCGTCTGAATTAAGATTTCCAAAAGTACTTCCATCAGAGTTATAAATTGTTACTGGGGATGAAGCGTAATACCCAGTCACATAAGAATTTCCTGACCCGTCGACTGATATACTATATCCGTTTTCATAACCCCCAGAACCAGTGATATACGTTGCCCATTGAGCGAATCCAGATGTGTCGTATTTGACTATGAATGCATTATCAGTTATTTCAGTAGGAAGAGTTCCAAAAGTACTTCCATCAGAATTATAGATTGTTAACGGGGTTGGGATGAAAGAATTGTAAAATCTGTAAAAACCAGTCACGTAAGAGTTTCCTGACCCGTCGACTGAAATACCTAAACCAATTTCGTAACCGAAAGCTCCTATATGTGTCGCCCATTGAGCAAATCCATTCGTATTGTACTTGACTATGAAACAATCAATATTTCCAGAATTTGCAAGAGTTCCAAAAGTACTTCCATCAGAATTATAAATTGTTAATGAAGAAACGTCGTAATACCCAGTCACATACGAGTTCCCAGAACCATCAAGTGAAATACTAGTCCCTGCGTCGCCATCTGTAGCAGTAATACGTGTTGCCCATTGAGCAGTCCCAGCCGTATTATACTTTACTATGAATGTGTCAGATCCACCGACGAAATCAAGAGTTCCAAAAGTACTTCCATCAGAGTTATAAATTGTTACTGGGGATGAAGCGTAATACCCAGTCACATAGGAATTTCCGGATCCATCAACTGAAATACTGTTCCCAAGTTCGTAAGATGCACCAGAAATACGTGTTGCCCATTGAGCAGTACCGCCCGAAGGCGGAGGAGGAGGAGGAGGAGGAGGCGGGGTGGATATACCTGAGGAAAATGGAGTTGTACCGCCTTCTCTCAGTGGATTTAATGTAACTCCATTACCATCTTTTACTCTAAAAAGGTTGTACGAATGAGCATAAATTCTCAAATTTCTTTCATCCGAAGGACTTGCTGTAAGTGTCAATGAATGCTGTTGGCGCGTAATATTCGTCATGTTCATTTCACCAGTTGGTTGATCGTTTTCAGGCTCGAGTGCGAATGAATACATGTAGTAATTACCAGTCGGAACACGTGTATGATACTGCAAAGGCTGTAAAACGTGTAAATACTGGGCGGTTGCATAATTTCTTGTTATGAAATCTTGATTGTTGAAAGTGATCTGAAGGTTTACGAGATGACTTCCATAATCGTAAACATTTGATGCAGCTTCACTCTGAATAACCCAGAAGAGTTCTTTGACGTCATTCACAAAATCCGTATAGTATGTGTAGATTGTTTGAGTTGTAGACACAGGAATTTTAAACTGTAAACGTTGAAATGAATATGTCAGATACACGAGTTCATTCTTCTTGAACCAATCTCTTTCAGGTTGTGACAAGTACACATACTCGACAAACAAATCAACTTGAATAGATTTTGTATAAATCGAAGTTGTAAATGTACTCGAAGGGTTGAATACGACTCTGAACTTTGGAGCCTCTTTAAGAGCAATTAAAGGGAGACCCTTTTTTAAAATCAGAAACGGTAAAGGAATGTGGTATGAACTCAGAGCTGTCGTTGTTCCTGTGCCTACTAAATTAGATAATGCACTCTGTTTTGCCTGGGGAACTTTAATATCACCAAGCATGTACAGATTTTCCCCGTAAATACGTTCGATGAGTTGGTCCTTGTATGACAACTCAATGCGATCGATCATCGCAGTACCTGCACTTGGCTGCACAGTCGTTGGTGCATCTGTCGGCCATGTCACACGGAGGTACATGGAATGAGCCAAATCGCCAACTTTAGCAATCCATACTGTGATATCATCCCCCCAATGTACGTCTTTTGGAAATTGCAAACGTATCGTCTGTCGTGAGAACTGAGCAGGGAGATTCTCCATATTTACAAAGCAGAATTAAATAACAGTCCTCCAATCCCACCCTGGTATCCCAGAACGTTGAATGATTTACTGTACACTCTGAGATACAAATCTGAAGTTGGTGCGGACTCCAACGTGACATCAAGTACTGGGTAAGCTACTCGAGACATGTTGAGTGTCCCCGAAGGGTGTAGTTGTTCTGGATCGAGGGAAAATGAATACACATTGACGTTACTGCTCGTCGGCATGGTGGTATGTGTTTCAAATGTGCGAATGTATCTCGAAGTTACTTGGTCGTCGTCGATGATAATTTCGTTATTCAGACGGAGAACGATTCTGCTGACGACACCTGGATCTTGTACGACGATCCAAAACTCACGGACTGGATTGACAAATTCGAGAGGGAACGAATCAGTCGTTCGTCCTTGTTTGAATACGAATTCATTGATATCTGTCTGACCGTACAGTGAAATCTGGTTCGTTGGAGGAGGTTTGACATACTTTTCGTATTTCACTATGACACTTGTTGGGAGGTTAGTTCCTGACATTGTTATCGGATTATACTGAATAAAATCTTGATACGTCCAATTTGAATCAGATGAATCATCAGCTTCTACAATATAAATATATCTTGAACCTACTATAAATTGAAGACCTTGTACAGCAAGCCAATATGTTGGATCTGTATTAGCAACATTTGTACGGTGAGCAAGAAGAGTTATATTTGGATGAGAACCATTCGAAGAGTTAATTATTCCACCCGGGCGAAAGTCAATCCATTGCCAAGAATTTACATCATTAAAAGGTTTTGTTGTATCATATTGATGCCACGTTGTTACTCTTGAAAAATCCGTCACTGGAAATGTAGCCCTTTGTTGGTCAGAATTCGTGTAAAAATACATATATTTACCATCAAACCCACCTGCTGAACTATATTCAAAATCACTAGCACGAATTAACGTATCTCCTGTGAAATATTCCCATGAAGATTGTTGATTAATAGGTTTTGTAACGTCATAGCGTGAAAATCGTCCAGTTCCGCCTCGTGTAGAACTGGAACCTGTGTACAGGTATTTTCCATCTGATAATAAAAGTGCATTACTTAATGGAACAGGAGATATTATATTAGCATCTACTTGGCTATACCCACTTGGTGATGTAAAATTTTGTGTATCTAATTTAGCAATATACAGTGGAGCTGTTGCAAAATAAATGTACCGACCATCGAATACAGGTCTGAAATAATAATTAGTATTTGTAAGTTGTAATGTATCGTATATTCCAGGATAAATATCTTTCACAGATGCCGGTAAACCTGATGGTAATGTAGTATATGAATATGAAGTCGATGTGTTAAACCCCGCAGATGAATCATATCTCAACCACATTAAATTATTATGAAGTCTATTTCCAGGTATAAACTCATTCCCTGTTTTTGTAGCGACTGAATACGTCAACGTTCCAACGACAGTGACATCTGAACCGTTTTGTGTCATTGAAGAAATTACTTTGCTCGTTGGAAATATAGTTGCACCGCCAGTCGATTGAGTCGAAGCATATGTAGTCCAGAAATTTTGAAGAGCTGTTTGGTCACTTGCAGATAATGGAGCTGTTTTATTGTAAAACCGATATGTGACGGTCCATATCTTTTGAGTTCCGTCGAGTGTACCACTTACTAAACTCGTGTACGTTGACCCAATGATATAATAATTTATT